TCGGATTTATTGTTGTCGCTGTATGCTTCGCCTACGTATCCCCAGTCATTGACCTGGCTATTGGCTGCATAAATGTCTCGCGAATTATAATCAAACCCGGCTGAACGACTTGAGTTAACACCGTTGGCACCGTTAGTAGTTGGCTGGCTACCGTATTGTTGTGTTGGATCTTTGTAGTAGTACGAAAAATAATTGTACCACATGTTACGTATCAGATCGCCACCGTCATCGTGCATTTCAACAGTGACAGGTTCGTATTCAATTTTTTTCTGTACAATGCGTTTACGATTATACTGATTCAAGACTTCAGTGGCCATTTTAAACTTGGGTAATGCTATAGTTTTGACCAGCAGACCTAATGTACGCAATTCAGATAACGAGTACAGGTCTTTATAACTCTGCAACACAGCCGGGTTTATATTGAAATACACATGGAATAGAAATTTGAAGCGTGGAGTATTCTCGTAACCGGCGGTACGGAATACTCTGCTGGCATGCGAATAATCCCGGAGACTAAAGTCCCCGGTAGAATTAAGATAATTCTGGCCAAAAGCCATGGCAGAATATCCTTAAGTGGCTGTGCCTTGATTAGCAGCGTCTGGTCTAAGCGACTGTGATGGTACTGGAGTACCTACACCTTGACCAATTGGATCTTGTGTTGCATTATCGTATCTAATGGTTAATGCAATAGTAGCTGCTTCGTTTGTGGCATAGTTAAGATCACCGTAGTTAGCTGCTTGAATAAAACAACCATACATTTGCCATGTTTCCAATACAGTCGGAACAATAGCACCGTTACCGCCGTCAAGAACTTCAACATTCATGATAAATTTATAATCAAAACCTGCAGCAGCAGAAGCTTGCTCTTGGAAATCCAGCTGAGATTGTAACTGTTGCCCAACCATCTTGCTGACTTGACCACTGGCATCATCACGCAGGGTAAGTGTAATATCTTCCCAGCTGTGTTTACCAGCAAGGCGGATTTTTGAATTGTAAATGTCAAGAGTAATATCTTCAAAACTTACCGAAGGTCTGGTAACATCCATAACCTGTTTAGTTAGTTCGGTAGTAGGACCTTGAATGCCGCCTCCACCAAAGTTTAATAAAGTAACTCTGAAGCGGTATTTTAATTTAGGCATCAGCATACCCTGGCTACCAGCACCGGGTGTGTCTGCTCCTAAAGGTACCGTCATTCTTGAAAGTGATGTTACGGCCATGTTGTATATCTCCTATATGTAATTATTTATGATCGATTCGGCCAAAAAAAATGGGGTCTTTTGACCCCATTTTCGCTATTGCAGACCCGTTAAACTAGGTTTATGCATTATTACCTGCAGCAATTTCACCTGTATTCTTAATACGAACCGGAATATAAATGAACTCAACAGCCTTCATTGGTTCGATAGCAATATCAACATAAAGTTCATTGCGATCAACTCTTGCCGGACCGTTGTTTGATTCGTCACAAATAACCACATAATCATACAACGCACGTTTTGCAACTAAATCTTGCATCAATGAATTGATTACTGTTCTAATTTGATTACGTGTCAGCTGATCGTTTGGTTCAAACAAGAATGTGCTGCCAATAACTTCTAGGCGCCCACGCAAGTATGCTACTAAACGTGCAACGTTGATACGATCTAATGCACTCGGAGTAGCAGAGATAGTCTTGTTACCGTAGTTGGTAATACCGACACCAGGAATTAGTGTAATTGGATTGATTTTGTTTATATACAATACATCACGTACATTTTGTCCGTTAGCAATAGTAATAAACTCACCTGTTTGTGCGTTAACATAACCAAGACGTGCAGCATTGTCAACCAAGCCGCGTCGTGTACCTGCTGGCGCAAACCATGGATACGCTACTTCATCGCTGCGAATAATAGTACGCAACATCATGTGGCTTGGTGGTTGTACAACAACTGACCCATCCAGATTGGTTGTCTGGCAGCTTGGATAAAATACACCAGCATATGGATCTGATAAAGTTAATCCGTCAGCTGCAAATATTCCCTGGCCGCCTGCGTCAGTTGCCCAATTTGCAATGTCATTGCCTGTTGGACCTAATCGCATTGGTGTATCGCCAACAATAAATGCAGTATTGCTACGTTCGTTGTTGAGTGCAACCATGTTTACAATCAGTTCTGGATAATCTGGGCAAGCAATAAGATTGAACTGATTTTGTTCTTCACGCAATGTTTGCTGAGTATCAATTGCTGATTTCAATGCTGCTACAACAATAGCACGAACTGCCAATCGACCCATGTACGGCGATCCATCTGCACGATTACCGCTGGTATTTACCCAGGCATTGGTTTCCAGTACTGACCAAAAACTAACGTTAGTTGGTAAGTTGCCTGTGCCAGCAGCGATAGCAACATAAATCACACCGTTATAAAGAACTTTGTTTCCAACTGCGTATGCAGTTATATTGCTATACGAATCTACTGAAAAATCTGTAGCATTGAAATAGTCGCTACGGAATGCTTTTACATTAAATCCGTTGCGACGTGTGTTCCACAGCAATGCGCCTGTCGGATAAGTTGTTGCATCTGGTGCATCTAGATCCAAATAGCTGCTGGTCAACAAACTTGCGATTGTAGGAATATTGTCTGTGATTGGATTGGTTGTTCCGTTAGCAGCCCAGCGTGCGTCTGCAAACAAGATACCGTTTTCTGTAGTTTGATCTGCATTACTAATAGCTACCCATTGATCAACACCGTCAACAATTTCCCAACGATTCAGAAGTGGATAAAGTTCAAGATTGCTGGTATCAACCCATAAATCGCCGTAAACTAAAGGAGTGTCGTCAGTTTGTGCAATAGGTGCAGTGGGACTAATAATTGGACCAGTTGGATTAGTCTGTGTCAGATTGTAACCACGAGCATCATTGGCCACTGTCTGATAACCTGCCCAGACAGTACCTGTGTTGATCATAATATCAACTTGATTAGTAGCAGAATAGTACCATAGGCGACCGTTATCTGGATCTTGATCTGGTGATACTGCACTGGCTGTGTAATCCAATGCTGTCCAACCACTTAGGATCAGACCAGTACCATCTTGATCTTCTCTAACACCAACAACCGTAGTGCTAAATCCAGCAGCAGTAACAGGAGTACCAACAGTGTTGGTGAGTACTATTACACCGCCTTGTATTTGTGTGAGTGCAACAGCACCAGTTGATGTCACTTGAGCTAATACATTAGGTACATTGGCCGCTGACACAGCAGATACAAAGGCAGCAGCAGTAGTACCAGACAATGTTACTGTGACACTATTTGTAAGTGTTGCACTGTTGGCTACACTGGTTTGTATTGTAAACTGATTGCCTGATGTAAACACCGGAGTTGTAGTGCTACCTACAATTGTTACTGAACCAGTTTGCAATCTTTCAAATATCTTCAGCGTAAATGTGTTGTTGAAGCCAGCAGCATCTTCTTCAGGCGAAACATTGTATTGTGTATAAAAACTACCAGCTGGTATATTACGGCCGCCGCCGACTGGGTCATATGATTCGTTTGCGCTTTGATCATTTTGATATATTGGAGCTGCTTTTGTTACAAATGTTGCCAATGTAGTATCATACTCTTTAACTACAACAGTCGCACCTAAGTTAGAGCTTGTGATTTTGTTCCAAACAGATCCAGTAGGACGTGGCTCAACCTGTCCTGTTTTCCACAATGGATTTTGGTAGCCAGGACTTTGTTGTAACGCAGGAGTGTAGTAACTGTCAGCAGTAATTCCAAGAGTTGTACGCAATCCAGCAGTACTCAAAGGATCTATGTTGACTATACCGCCGTTGTCTGTGGAGCCGTCACTTTCAGCAAGACTATTACCGTATAGTACAAAACGGTTACTTGAATCAACTCCTGCAGTAACTCCTGTAATAGCTGCAACATTGATTGCATTGACTAACCCAGCTAGTGTATTGTTTGGACTGGCAGGTACCGCAACAGTTGTACCGTTGATAATAATTGTATTGGCAGCAGTTAACGCTTGTCCAACTACACTTTCTGTACCTTGTACTGTGGGCCATGACATCTTCCAATCGTCGGACCCGACTAGAACCCATGCATTTTCTGTATTTTTATAGTATGTGGGATTACTGCTATTTGTAGCTACAACAGCGTAGTCTCCAATTGCACCAAAACTAGCAGAAGGGATTCCGCTATCTAGATCAGTAGTGGCAGTAATAACCGAAGGGGTCACAGCAGTAAATGCGCCAGTGGTTTGATTCCACTGAAAAATGCCCCACTGAGTGGTAGCTGTATCAAGCCAATAAGTTCCGTTGTTCGGAGCGCCAGTTGGGCGGACCAGGCTTGCAGTTAATTCTGCAAGGTCAACGTCGGCACGTTGAATATAAGCACGATTGCTAATACCCAATACTGAATGTGCTGCTAGCAAACCATATTCGTTAAGTTCGTATCCGTTGATTGGAGTACCGTCACTTGTTTTATAAAACAACGGATTGCCGTATAAAGTTGCTAGATCTCGCTGGCTTGTAACTAATACCAGTTGATTAGCTGCTGCTGCGGTAGTTCCAAGTGCAACAGCAGAGCTTGTGCCCGAAACTTTGTTTTGTGCTGTGGCAAGTAAAATGTAAGGTACTGAATTAGTGGCTGCAGGAATGTAATTTGATTCATCAATTACAGTAACTTCTACGCCGGGAGATACTAGTGCCATGGTGGTTCCTTATTAAAATTGGATACTGATATTTATTCAATAGTCCAAAAACTTGGTGGTTACGACTGCCTTAATCAAGGTCTATTTACTAAATAGTTGTATGAGACCGCTATGCAAGGTTTGCAATAAAAATTCCGCTGCTATAAATGGATATCACCGTGGCAAACTGTACTACCGTAGCCGCTGTAATGTCTGTATCAGACTGAGCAAAAAAATAAAGGCAGCTAAGCCAAGATGGCTTACTGCCGGCTACAAGAAAAAACCCACATGCGATCGCTGTGGGTTTCGGGCAAGACATCATACACAATTAACTGTGTATCATATAAACGGTAATCTAAATGATTGTGCTACACTAAATTTGAAAACTATCTGTTTAAACTGTGTAGCCGAAGTAGTCCGATCAGAACTGCCTTGGAGAGCCGGAGATATTACACCAGACTTTTAACAATATGATCTACTTGAGCATACAGATCATCCATGGTACCGTTATTGTCTAATACATGATTAAATTCTGTTCCAATCCAAGCGGTTTCGCTAGCATGAATCTGGTGTTTGATCAATTCCCATTTGGCTTCCTCAGATTTTTGTAAATTTTCTTGCAAGGCATAATTGTACCAAACAGGTTCTGGGCCTCGACAAGTTCTCACAATAATCCCGCCAAGCGAACGTATGCTGGCAATTTCGTTGGGAAAACGACAATCGCTGATTACTACATTGTCTCGGCTGTTTCGTATCTTGTTTTCAATACTGGCAATCCAAATGTCGTCGTGAAATCCACGCCGCATTACTTCTGTGCCCCAATATTGTAATACCCATCTCGGAGTTAGAGTAGGTATTGCCAAACGTTCTGCCCACCACGGATCAACTTGTTCTCGCCATTCTCTGGACGCTCGAGTGCGCCCTTCCAATAGTGTACGATCCCATCCGAATACTGCTGCTACTGCATCTTTGAGTGTGCCAGCAAAGCTTTCGCGTCGAAACTCGTGTACGTTTACTAGATAGTCTGCTACTGTATCTTTACCGGAGCCTATTAGGCCGCAAATACCAATAATCAAGATAGTTCCTTGATATCAAAGTGTCTGAGTGTTGCTTGCACTAGATCAATCTGCTTACGGCAATCTTCTAATGCATGATGTGTTGTTGGAGGTTTAGGACGGTCTGGCCAGATACTGCAAAGTGTACGGCTGTCACGCACTTTGAAATATTGCCAAGGGATTGGCTTGTTGTAGCTTTTGTACGCATGTTCGAGTATGGTGCAATCAAATGTAGGCCCTTGACAATACAAAAATTTACTGGTCCAAATAAGTTTGCCCAACTCGTCTAGGGCCTGATCTAAAGGAACACGATTGTCTTCGGCAAATGCTTCGTCTCTGGCAGCAGCAGGTTGAGTAGCCCACCAGTTTAATGTGCTTTCGTCAATGGTGCGTTCTTCTTGGCTGTCTAAATCAATTCTGGCATAGTAGTGTTGTTTGTAGTACCCGGAACCCAAAGGATCAAACATTTGGGCAGCAATTGTTAGGATAGTAGCAGCGGGTGCTACTCCGATAGTTTCGATGTCAATCATACATGAGCTCATGCTGTATTATAGCAGAGTCATGATGCTGTGTCAAAGTCTTCGAACAATTGCTCCTGGGTTTTATCACAGCCCATACCTTTTTGTGAGTTTTCAGATAGAGATATTACACGCAAATTTGACCAGTGTCCAATTACATACGGTGGTATGTTGTCTCTAAATCCTTGTTGTATGCTATAAATGTGGGCCAAGGCATTTTTACTACGGTTGAGTCTGTTTGGATTTATTTTATCAAAATGAGATTTCCAACTTTCTTCGGTTACTTGCCAAACAGCATCGTAATATAATCTACGCAACGATCGCAAATGCATAGGTGTTGCACCATTACGTATTCGAGCGTCGCTTACTTTAACTCGAGATTCTTTACTCTGTCCGCCGTTACTAACGCCATATCTTTCTAAACAAGTTTGTTTAGATTTTTCTCTATCGGCAGGTGTATATGTAGATTTGTCTCTGTATTTTCTGCCGTTTGCTACAGCTTTTAAGTTACTTAAACGATTCTTTTCTTTTGCAGCTTCCGAATAGCAATTATCAAAATCACCTCTGATTGCTTGATATTTTCTTTTAGCTGGTCGACTTGACGTAATAAGATATCTGTTCTCCCACCACTTTACTTGTTCTCGTGTAATCGGGCACAAAGGAATTGACCATACCTCATTAAGTATATGCCAAATGCGTTGCTTAGGTTTTGCTGATTCAGGGAGGAAGTCAGTTGCCTTTATAATCTGATCCCAAAGTTCTGGATGTGTTTTATAAAGATATCGCGTAGATGACTTATTGTAAGATGTATCGTTATTGATAATAGATAAGAGTATGGTTTTCATACTCTTATTTAGTCTTATCCTACTACAAGCGTTATTTATCCGATCACTAATGTTAAAGGGGCACTGCCATCCACATACAGTTTGAGATCTTCAATACACTTGTCCATCATTGCTTGCCCTTCCGACTTCATGGCTGCACCGTTCAAGGTACCACCACCTTGTGGACCTGCAATAGTACCAAACTTTTCACGAGCTTCACCAATGATATATTTGCTTGCAGCGACCATGTAGTCTTTGATCCATTGACTAATTTGAAAATCGCTCAATAGTATAATTTCGGGACGTAGATTATATGTCCACAGTAACACAACTTCTCCGGAGCCCTTGGGATCACGAATTAGCTGTAAGCGTTTAGTTACAGGATTGAATGTATAGTTAATGTATCCACCAAACATACGTGCTGCTAACTCAACATACTGTTGGTAGAAGTCGTATGTGGCCAGGCTACCTGCACCACCGTTAAAGTTTAACAAATAAACATTTAGGGTAGCTGCACCAAATGGATCAAAACTTGATCCACTACCGCCTGTGCTGAGTCCGATTGTACGTCGAAAAATTTGTCTCACAGTTGTAACTTCCTGCGGCAACGTGTATTCGTTTACGTTATCTTCGAGCTGCATAAAGCTATAACTCTCTTCATATGCATTTTGCCCACGCTGACGATACACGCCTATTGTACGCTGATATGCAGCTTCAAAGTGGGCAGGATCCATCTCAACATCAATAATTCCGCTGCCGAGCTGTAACTTTACATATTCAATCAGTTGTTTCTTAAGTGGGTCTAGTGTTTGATCTGCCATTCTGGAACTCCTTATCTGATATTTAGCAAAATTAGTTGCTTTAAGATCGATATTTTAAAAATTCGTAATTTTTATAAGTAACAGAATCAAACTCAGATTGGGTTAGTTTTTTCTCTTGTAGATATTGTGTAATCATGTCAACGTCTCGATACTGATTGATTCCTCCAATATCGTCGTGCGGGTAGTCTGTAGCAAACAACAGTCTGTCCCATCCAATTAATTGTGCATTTTCAATAAAACCATCTTCTTCTATTTCAATTGTACACCAAAAGTTATTTTTAAAGTACGGTAAGGGATCTGCCCATCCTTGCGATATCATAAAATTTCTTATCTCCGGGATCCAGGATATACCACGTTCTGCAATCACTATACGTAGATCTGGCAATCGGTCTATGATATTTTCTGTTATCAATTCCATAATACCAATTCGCCAGGTTTGATCTGCCTGCGGCCAGCGTTCTTTCATTATTGAATATTTGTCACTGACCGCAGGTTTGTATTGCTGGTACACGCAGCGACCCGGAGAACTAAGATGCAGATACACAGGAAAATGTCTTGATGCACACAAGGAAAATATTTCAAACAAATAAGGACTATTTCCCCAATGTTCGCTTTCGCCTAAGTTAACTCCAAAAAAATCTTGCTCAACTATGGATTGCAATGCTTCGAGGTCATGAACAGGATCTTGCATAGGCAACCATGCAGTTGCATCGTATTCAGGATATTGCCTGCAAATCTCCAACATGGTATTGTTGTAAACGCAAGTAACATCTCGAAGCAGTTGATTGTCTACTAGATTCTTAGAATTTGGTAAAGGACCTTGGCTGTTTAACAGTTGCCTATTGAGTTTTAGATCAGACAATCCAAATTTATATCTATCAGTCAGTCTTGGATATCGATTCAAACTAAAGTCTAAAAATATCTCAGATAAATCGTCTGATATTTTTAGACCTGGGATACTATGCTGTTCTGCCAGTTCTTTTCGTATGTGCAGCGGCAGTAATTTAAAATCAACTAAATGGTTGCAATTGGGCCAGCTGATATCTTTGATTGCGGTATAAGACTTAAGCCAATACGAGTCCAGGTCTGATATCTGTTGTTGCTGCTTATAGTAAGCAACCCATTCTTTTTGAGCAAGTTGATCAAAAATATCATAAGGAAAGTGATGGCTATCTGCGTCTATTATCATTAGTATGTTTTTAAAATAATCAAATTATCATTCCCACGTCCGTTAAACTTGACTTCGGTGGCTTTGATATCCTTAAATGCTTTACGAGCAGCAGGTTTACCTACACTGGTAATGCTTTTAATCTGTTCTGCAGGTTTTCTAAGTGTTTTTTGTACAGTGGCAGCAGGATCAAATCCAACAAGACTAGATCCTTTGATAAAGAAGGTACCTAAATGCGTATCTGCAACAACATGAATTAATTTGCGCTTGACAGTATCATAAAACCAGGCCTCGCTTGCACCCACTAGCTTGGTAGCAGATTCACTCTTGAGTTTAAGCTCTGCAAATTCTCGAAGATACTTAAACTTGGCCACTTGTTTTTCGAGAGGCACTGCTTTCTTGGCACGTGGCTTACGCTCTACTTTCTTGATCTGTACATATGCATCGCAATCAGCAATAACTTGTTCTGCAAATTTAATAAAATTACGAACTTGCAACTTACCAAACTGAGCGTATCCTTCTGCCAAGTCACCGTCTTTGCCTGCTGCTACTTCTTTGAGTTCTACTAGACGGCGTTCCCAAATTTCTTTTACTGTGCCGATCAACTGCGGTGCCACATTCATGCTACGCAACAAGCTGACAGGCTTATAATCTGCAGACATCTTACCACCAGCCATGATCATTTCATCGTACATACCTTCCAGTTCGCCAGCAGCTTCGCTCATTTTCTCACGCAAGCGATCTTGAATATTGGGTTTAACAGCCACCACAGCTTCTTCAACTACTTCTTTAACTGACTTTCCTGCTGCAATGTATTCTGCAATAGTTTCGTTGATGGTGGCCAATTCTTTGTCTGTGATTTCGAGACCCAGTAGATTAGCACGACAGATCCAACCAATACCAATTTTGTACACAGACGCTTCAGGCACTCGACCAAATGCCTTAGCATCCACAGTGCGGTCATTGCGAACAAGCCAATCTACGATACAGTCTTTGGCTTCTTTTTTACCATAATGATAGTTGTACCAGTTGAACATTCTGGTCATAGCACTAGTACGTTCTGTTTCTGCAGGTTGCTCTTTCCATGTAGGTTCGGGACCGTACCCAATATCTTGACTGCGCGGGGTCATGGATTTAAGAGGTTTGTGTACTGTTTTTTCAACAGTTTTCTTAACGACAGATTTTTTTGCAGTTGCGTTCACGGTTTTCTCTCAGAGTTTTAAATTTATATAGCATTGTAGCAGAGTTTTGGTTAGTGGTCAACCGTTAAAAATTACTGCTAAATAGTTGAAACGGAGAAATAAAATTCCACGCCTGAGTATGTATCGTCCCAATAAGACGAATGATTATCGCTTCTTTGATCGCACCATCAGTGAGCAATTTACTGTGGGCGGACTCGACATATATATTCACAAATATTTAGGTCCGAAACCCACCGAAGATGATTCAACTA